GTAAGTCCTGCACCTATTACTGAGAACAACGATTTAAGTTGCTCTTCTATTTCCACTGGTAACCCAGTATTAGGTTCTCCAGTATTTAACATAACTGTCATTTTAAATGCTAACAGTATTGTTACAAGTAATCCAATTGTTTCCCCTGCGACTATGGCAGAAGATGAGACATTCTTAGCGGATAGTATTTCTACTGGGGCACCTGTTGTAAGCCCTGCCACATTTGACCAAGAACATATTTTAACAGCCACATCTATTTCCACTGGTAACCCTGTAGTCTCCTCTACTACAATGGCTGAAGATGAGACATTTGCAGCAGACAGCATAGTTACAGGTACACCTACTGTTGGTTCTCCTGACATTGATCAGGGTCATGTACTACAAGCTCAGAGTATAGCTACAGAGTCCCCTAATCTTGGTTTACCTGAGATAGATCAAGAGCATCAGCTATCAGCTTCTAACATTGTTACAGGCAATCCGATTGTCAACCAGTGTAACATGGCTGAACGTGAGACATTCACTACAGCAGATCTTGTAGCTGGTGAGCCGCAGTTAGGTCATCCAGAGATAGACCAAGAGCATGCTCTACTGCCTAGCGGTATTTCTACTGAGGCCCCTGTAGTAAACAGTACAGGCTTTACTCAAGGTCATAATCTAAACGCATCTAGTATTGTTACAGGTCTACCTGTTGTAGGTGCAGCAGCAATAAGCCAAGACCATGTTATAGTTGCTAATGACATAGTTACAGGTAACCCAGTGGTTTCTTCTGTAGCAATGTCAGAAGATGAAACCTTCGCAGCAGACAGTATTTCTACTGGTAGCCCTGTCTTAGGTAACCCAGTATTTGTTCAAGACCATATTATACAGCCTGATAGTATTACGACAGGCGTACCTATAGTCCCCTCTCTACTTCTTAACCCTTCTGTAAGAAGAGTTGTTTCCATAACCTCTAATTCAGACAACACTGTTACGCTGGCGTATAACTATAACATAGCAACTATAGACAGCTTCTGTAACATAGCAACTGTATCAAACAACAAAAACAAGGCAGCTTAAGAATGGCATTTAACATCAAGCAAAATGATACATCTCCTTCTTTGCAAGCTACTCTTAAGGATGCTTCTGGTACGGTTATTATCTTAACGGGAGCTAGTGTTAGGTTTCATATGAAAGCCCTTGATGGTACAGTTAAGGTAGATGCTGCTATGACTATTACAAGTACATCTGGTGGTGTAGTTCAGTATGATTGGCAGACTGGAGATACCGATACTGTAGGATCTTACTCAGTAGAGTTTGAGGTTACCTATTCAGATAGTACTATTGAGACATTCCCCAATAATCAAAACTTGACAATCTCTGTCGTTAGAGAACTTAGTTAATAAGGATCATGTGACCAATGCCTAAAGGACTAGCTGAAAAAGTAAAAACACACAATGCTAAATCTAAGCATAAAGTTACAACAGGTATGTTGCAGACAGTTTATAACAGGGGTGTAGGCGCTTATAGAACTAATCCCTCTTCTGTTAGACCTAACGTAACTGGCCCAGAGCAATGGGCAATGGCTAGAGTAAACAGCTACCTTAAGATTGTAGCAGGTTCTAAGTCACCTAAGCACGACAAAGACTTGTTGCCTTCTAGCCACCCATCTAGCACCAAGAAGATGGACGATGGTTACTATGTAGATAAAGCTGACAAACCCCTTAACAAGCCCTTTAGACTTCCCTCTGGTTCAAGTAAGAAGTTTGGTGTGTACGTTAAAGACGGTGACAAGACTAAGAAAGTTACCTTCGGAGATCCTAACATGGAGATCCGTCGAGATGACCCAAAGGCAAGGGCTAATTTCCGCTCTAGACACTCTTGCGATACAGCTACAGATAAGACCTCTGCTAGATACTGGTCCTGTCGTATGTGGAGTGGGGCAACGGTGGGTAGTATGACCAAAGCAGAAGAAGATTTTAAACCTCATCAAATGTATGATCCTAAGACAGGCGATGCTCTTATGGCAGCTACTTACGAACAACATCTTGATTTGAAGGAAAGAGGCTACACTCACAATAAGCCCCTTACAAAAAGTATTGAAGGTCAAATCCTAAAGGCTGACGAAGAACAACGTCTAGTCTATGGATGGGCCTCAGTCGTTACTGAGAAGGGTGAGCCAGTGGTTGACCGTCAAGGTGACGTAATAGAACCTGAGACACTTGTTAAGGCTGTCAACAGCTTTATGGAACATATTCGTGTCGGTAAGCAAATGCATACAGGGGAGCAGATTGGGTCAGTTATCCATTCTATGCCTATCACTAAAGAGATTGGTGACTCCCTTGGCATACAGAGTGACCGTGAGGGCTGGATTGTAGCTTTCAAAGTCCATGACGATAATGTCTGGGCAAAGGTCAAGTCTGGTGAACTTGCGGCCTTCTCTATTGGGGGTCGTGCAATCAAGGAGGACTATAGTGCCTAACCTTTTAAAACAGCTTGAGTTGGAGGAATTGTCTTTGGTGGATCGTCCAGCAAACGCACAGGCAACAGTCTCCTTGTACAAGCGTGATAATTCCAGTGGAGAACCTATGGAACATGAAGTAGAAAAAATGTCTGATGATCTTAAAGCTAAACTGAAGCCATACATGGATAAAGGTATGTCTGAAGAAGAGGCCATGAAGATGTATAATATGGACATGAAGAAAGCTGATGAAGCAACTGCTGAAGAGCTAGAGATCGAAACCCTTAAAGCCGTTGAAGCCTCTTTGAAAGAAGAGAACGAACGTCTTCGTAAATCACTTATCGACAATGGATATGTCATTAAAGCTGACATCATCGAAAAGAAAGTCGAGCCTGAGTATGTAGAGTATGAAGGTGAGCAAATCAACAAAGCTGACATCCCTGCGCCTATCCTTAAGGCTCTGGAAGCAGCAGAAGTTGCTAAGGCAGATGCTGAACTGACTAAACGTGCAGAAGAAGCTCTACCTAACTTCAACATCGACGTAGCTAAATCACTTATTGCTAAGTTTGATGAAGATGAAAGTGTCATGGAAGCCTTGAAGGGTGCAGATGCAGTCTTTGCGGAATCTATGGAAGAATTTGGTAAGTCCGATGCTGATGGCAACTTTGCTACCGCACAAGACAAGCTAGATGCCCTCGTTAAGTCTTATATGGACGAGAACAAAATCAAGAAGAGCCAATATGCTGTAGCTTATGCTGCAGTTGCTAAGACCGATGAAGGTAAAGCTCTTATCAACAAATCCTATAAAGGAGAATAAACATGGCTGTAATGCAGTCCCGTGATACACGGTCTTTTGTTGCTGGGGAAGACCTTTCAGCAAAACAATTTAAGTTCGTTACTCTTGAGAGTGATGGACAAGTAGACGTTGCAGACTCTGCTGGTGAAAACTGTATTGGTATTCTGTTGAATGCCCCTACTGCTGGAGCCGCTGCTACTGTAGCAATCTCAGGTAAAGTAATGGCAGAAGCTGGTGGAACTATCGCCGCTGGTGCAGCCGTTCAAGCCGATGCAGACGGTAACGCACTTACCGCCGCTTCTGGCGATGTTGTTATGGGTTATGCTTTGGAAGCAGCAGTTGATGGTCAGATTATGGCTATTGAACTCATCCAAGGCGGTAACGTCGTAGCTTAATCCAGCATAGAAAGGAATAAATAATGCCCTTGCTGACTCCATCCGCAGTGCATGTAGATCAGCCGCTGACTAACCTCACGCTGGCTTATGCACAATCACAAGAGAACTTTATCGCTGATAAGGTTTTCCCAACTGTCGGTGTTTCAAAACAATCTGACAAATACTACATCTATGACCGTGCGAATATGAACCGTACTGGTGATGTAGCTAAATTGGCTCCACGCACAGAAGTAAACCGTATCGGTATGACTTTATCAACAAGCAGCTACTTTGCTGATGTTTATGGTCTTGGTATGGATTTCGATGAGCAAACTTTGGCTAACGAAGATGCTGCATTGGACATCCGTTCCGCTGGTGCTGAAACCTTGGCGATGCGTCTTATGATCCATCGTGAAGAGCAGTTCGCAAGCAACTTCTTTGTAGCTGGACAATGGGGAACTGACAACACACTGACTGGTAACGATCAGTGGTCAGACTACACCAACTCAGACCCTATTGATGCTGTTACTCTTGCTCGTCGCACTGTACAGTTGGGTTCAGGCGGCTTCAAGCCAAACACAATGGTTGTTGGTAAAGAAGTACGTGATAAGCTAATCAACCACCCAGACGTTCTTGCTCGCTTGAACGGTGGTGCAACTGTAACCAACACAGCTTTGGTAACTGATGCTAAACTGGCTGAGATCTTTGAGGTAGAGAACTTCTACGTCATGGAAGCTGTCAAGAACTCATCTGTTGAAGGTGTTGCAGAAAGCAATGCGTTCATCGGTGGTAAGAATGCTCTGTTGT